AAATTGATAGCGGACGCAAGGATGTTGCTTGAACTGGCCGAGGTGGAATACAAATACAGCAACGGAAATGGAAACCATTAAATCGAACATAAGACTTAAGGACTACATCAAGGATATTGATGACAAGGCGGAGCGCAGGTACAATATCGCGGTGCTGTCGTTCAAGGAAATAGAGACCAACGGTGCAAAATCACAGGATGAAAATGTGATCTCGGGATATGCTGCGGTTTTCAATAAAGACAGTGAGGATTTCGGTGGATGGATCGAACGCATTTCACCGGGTGCCTTTACACAATGCATGGATGACGATTGCGTGGCCCTATTCAACCATTCGATGAACCTTGTTTTGGGCCGCAACAAAGTGAACGTTCAACTTGAGCAGGATGGGGTTGGATTAAAATATACGGTCAAACTTCTGGACACCAATCTATCGAACGACATACGGGCTTTGGTAAAAGGCGGGGTGATAAACAAAAGCTCCTTTGCATTTACGGTGGAGGAAGAAACCTTTACAAAAGGCGATCCAACGAAAGGCGTTCCCCATGTCAGGACCATCACCAAAATAGAACGCCTGTATGATGTATCGCCCGTCACCATGCCGGCCTATCCCGATACCAGCGTTGCATCGCGCAGCATGACAAAGAATATCGCCATCGAGGATATTCAAAAAGCATTATCGGAGCAACAACTCAGGATTTCACATAGGTACTTAAAACACAAATTCAATTTCAAAACACGATTTAAATAAAAAACAAAAATGGAAAAGAAACTTTCGGAAATGACGGACCGTGAGTTACGGGATAAGGGCAACAAGGCCATAGAGGAATCGCGTAAGCTCATGGAGGACAAACGCGCAGGCAAGGAAATCACCAAGGACCGCGAGGACCAGGTAGACAAATGGCTTGCCGAAACGGATGAGATCGAAAAGGAGATCAACAACCGCAACCTTGAGGCAAAACTTGCATCGCTCGGGAACGGCCCGAAAATACCGGGCACCGATACCGAAAGCGATGAGAAATTCGACCCCAATTTCAGGCCCGACCAGCGTAAGGTCAATATGACCATGCGCAAGTTCGAGCAGAACGAGGGCAAGATCAAGCGCTTCACAGAAGAGGAAAAGAAAATAGTGCGTTTAATGGACATCGAAGAGGAGGCGTTTTTGCGTTTCTTCCGTGGCGGCCTCAAATCGGAGAATGTGAATGAGGAGGATTGGGCAATCATCCAAGGCATGAATCAACGTGCGGCAGGTATAGAAAGAAGGGTAGGACAACAGAGCACCTCAACTACGGCTGGCGGTTATACCATTCCGCAAGGGTTCATCCCGAAAGTGATCCTTTACCTGAAATATATCTCACCGTTCTTCGATGAACAGGTGACTGGCCCTCAGACGACAGGTGCAATCGATATTTTCGATGTCTATCGTACGGATGCCGGTAATGATTTACCGGTACCCACTGGTGACGATACTGCCAATGTTGGTGAACTTTTGGGGGAAAATTCAGATGCATCAACAGCAACAGCGGATTTGGTCTTTGGTCAAAAAACATTCAAGGCATACAAATATTCATCCAAGATGATCAAGGCTTCGACCGAACTTTTGGAGGATACAGGTGTCGATCTTGTGGGATATATCGCGCGTCAATTGGGCACACGCCTGGGACGTATCCTGAACACGCATTTCACAACGGGCGATGGATCAAGCAAACCATCCGGAATCCTGACGGGCATCAGCCAGGGCGTTCTGGGGGCTTCAACAGGAACACCTACATTCCCGGAAATCATAAAACTTGTGCATTCTGTCGATCCTTCATACAGAAAAAGCCCATCCGCAAGATTTATGATGCATGACAGCATTTTGAAATTGATCAAATTAGCCACAGTTGGTTCAAGCACCTATAACAACCGTCCTCTTTGGGCACCCGGTTGGGATGTATCCGCACCGCCCACCATTGACGGTTATCAATATATGATCAACCAGGATATGGCCTCCACGTTTGCATCCGGCACCAAATCAATGATCTTCGGTGACATGAAGACTTTCGGTGTACGTTGGGTGAACCAACTCAGATTGTTGAGACTCGCTGAACGTTATGCCGAATTGGATCAAATCGCATGGGTAGGCTTTATTCGTGCCGATGCAAGATTGCTCAACACGAGCGGCATCAAATATTATGCAGGAACCTAAAATCCTGTTCTATCTGGCCGTCTGGAAACGGCCCGAGATCACGGAGCTTTGCTTCATGGGGCTTAAACGTCTCATGGGGCATTGCAAAGGATCGGCTTTTGCCGTCATCTCCGAAAAATCAATGATCCCACTCTGCAGGAAATACAATATCGATTTCTGCGAGCATGAGAACCAGCCGTTGGGCATGAAGAAAAACTTCGGCCTCAATGAACTCATGAAAAAGGATTTCGATTACCTTATCGAACTGGGAAGCGACAACCTGATCCTTGATGAGATGATCGATAGGTATATCCCATTGATGAAATCAGGGATCGATTATTTCGGTGGTACTAAATTATTGTTCATTGATTCAACGGATGGGAATTGCAGGGAATATGAAGCGGTCGAGAACCAATACGGTTACGGATTCGGATTGGGTAGGTGTGTGTCAAAGAGATTGCTTGAAAAAGTTGCGGCCAAGATCAAAATACAGGTACATGAAACCTGTTGGAACGGTGACGATATTTTTTATGGCGGTTCCATAGGATGGGCCAGCGAGAAAGTCGCGAAAATATTGCACGGTTCAAAATTGGCCACGATACAGGACAGCAAGTTCACCTACAAACTTTGGACTGACGAGGCGCAAAGGATGCTGGACAACGATTCAAACGCAAGGATTATGGCACATGGTTTCAAATATGTACCGGTGGAAACACCTGAACCGCTCATGGCCGATCTCAAGAGCGATGAGAACATATGGACCTTCAACCATGAGATAGGCATCAAGGGAGATCTTGAAAAATTCCTTTCAGGACTTTCGAAAGAGGAAAAGGCAATGTTTTTCGCCAACCAAAAGAAACTGAAGGCAAAAAGGGTTGAGACAGCGGCATGAAGACAAGTAGGATAAAAACGGCACCGGCATCATATCCTGTTTCATTGATGGAGGCAAAGACGCAGTTGCGTATAGTTTCCACCGATACAACCTACGATACGGAGATTACCAGATTGATAACAGCTGCCAGCCAATGGATAGAGAGACGTTACGGGATCTCATTGATAACACAGACGAGGGTGCAATACCAGGACAATTTCTATGAGAAATATCCGATCTTCAGAAACTTTCTCGGGCCATATTATTCGCGTTATCCCGTGACGTTGCTTTATCCGCCCGTGCAATCGGTCACAAGTTTGAGATACTATGATACGAGCCAAGTATTGCAGACATTGACCGAAGATACAGACTTCACGGTGGCGGGTAAAATGGCCCCTATGGTGGGCGCTCAGGATATTGAGACTCCCAGGATATGGCCTATCAGCTCTTGGCCCGTGTTCAAATGGATACCCGATACGATACAAATAGAATATGTTTCAGGATTCGGCAATGATTCCACATTTGTACCTGAGACCATAAAAACTGCGGTATTAATGGTATTGTCGCATTTCTTCGAGAACAGGATGGAAGAGATAACCGGTGAGAGGATTGCCAAGTTCGAGATGAGCGTTGATCGTGTCATGAGCAGTTATGAGAATTTCCAACACGTAAACCTTTATGCCTGATGGTCACCGTGGAACTTAAAGGGATAGAATCGGTAAAGGAAATGTTCAAGGATATGGGACATCAACTTTCGCCTGCGCAGGTCAGGGGCATACTTGACTCGGCCGGGCAGCTATTGGCCAAGGAGGCAAGGAATGAAGTGGAACTGAAGGGCGAACTTGGCGAGCTTCTAAAAAAGGACATAGGCGTTTACCGTGACAACAGAAAATCGGCATCGAAAGCTGAATATATCCTTGTGGGACCGCGGTTCAAAAAATACACGATAAGGAGACAAGTGGATCAAAAGGTTGCATTGATTGCCCAACATATGACAGTAGGATTCAATCAAACGGATCGCGATACACAATCTGGACAAAGAAGGGGAAGGGTTGCCGATCAGGTCCACAATCCTGTCGCGGATGCAGCAATGGCAAAAAAGGACAATATAAACAGTGCAATAGAAAAGGGAGTGAACAAACAATTGGAAAAAACAAAGGCGAAATATCCTGAATTGGTGAAATGAATGCGCAACAGGCGATAATGAACATACTCCAGAACGATTCGGTTTATTCCGCCTTGGTCGGCTCTGGCACATCCACGGCCATTTTTTATGACGAAGCAATGGAGGCGCAGGGATTGCCATTCGCCATTATACAGACCGATTCAATAAATCCAAATGACAGCAAATCAGGGGCAAGCACATTGGATCAGGATATGGTCTACGTCACGCATTTTGCGGCCACGAAAAAAATGGTCATCTCCATGTCACTTGCCGCACGGACGGCACTCGAAAGAAAAAACGGGACGTTCAATGGGATCGCCATCATCGGTTTGCAATTCAGGACACAAAGATCGGACACGGAAAGACTGATCGACAAAAAGGTTTTCACCGAGGAGCAATTATATCAAGTAATGACACAACAATAAAAAACATAAAAAATGGCAAAAAGCAACGGAACCAGTTGGAAGATATATATCGGCAGCACATCCACGGTAATCTCCAACATCACAAAAATATCGATGGCCATCGGACGCAACATGATCGATGTGACCACCAAGGACAGCAACCACTGGAAAGAAGTATTGCCAGGACTGAAGGATGCCAAATTCACGTTCGAAGGATTTTTGGATTTTGCGGCATCTGGTTATACTCCTGCATCATTGTTCACGGCATTGGATGCCGGCACTAGTCTGGCCTTCATACTTTATGATGGTATTTCGGGGGATAAGCAATATCAGGCATCGGGTTATCTGAATAAATTCGACAGCAATTCGGGCACAGAGGATGCGGTGACGTTTTCATTGGAGGCCACCGTGACGGGTGCAGTTACTCAGGCCAATATAACCTAACATTGATTTTCCATGCCGAACAAATCAATAAACATAGGGGGAGAGGAACGGCCTGTCAATTTCGGGCGCAATTTTTGGGGAGAGGTGGAATCCTTGATGGATGAATCATTGTCATCGATCCTGAAAAATTGGAATGACAGGATAGGAAGTTTCAGGTTCCAGTCAGCAGTAACATTTTCCGCGCTGAAATGGGGATTGTACGACCCAACCAAAGGCAATGAACCGAATGTAAAATTCACCCTTTTCCAGGTTGGTGATTGGATAGAAAAAGACCCGTTCACAATAATGGCTAAAGTATTTGAGGCTTTATCTGATTCGATGCCAAAAAAAGAAAGCGCGGAGGCAAGTCCTCCGCAATAAATCTTGAGTCATTAGATAAATTGGCATTGGGCCATTTAAGGATAGATCCGTGGGATTGGCCAAAATGGACGATAAGGGAATTCGACATAGCCTATGATGGATGGTCGCAGATCAATATAAGGGACAAATGGGAAAGAGTAAGGGCATTAAGTTTTTATTCGATGGTGCCACATTTGAAGCAGGGTACATTGAAAAATTGGAAAGATGTTTTTTCAGTTGATTGGGACAAGAAGGTCAAAAAACAAAAACCTGTCATCATAAGACCGATGACCGATGAAGAGAAGAAGGAATTTGAATTTATCATAAACAATGCGATAAAGGTCAATGGATAATTCGCTCATAGTTCAATTAGGTATCGATCTACAGAAATACCAATCCGGTCTTGAGCAGGCCCATTCAGGACTTGAGAAATTTAAGGAAGGTGTCGCGGATTTGGGCAAGGAATTCCTAGCGGCATTTACTGTTGAAAAAGCAGCTGAACTGGGATTTGAACTGAGCGAGCTTGCAGGTAAGGCGCAAGGAGTCAAGCAGGCATTCGGACAATTGCCCGAATCCATTTCGTTGATGGCCCAATTGAAAGATACGACAGAGGATACTGTCAGTGACCTCCAATTGATGCAATATGCGATACATGCGCAAAACCTGAACATTCCATTGAAGGATTTAGGAACATTGCTTGAATTCGCACATCAACGTGCCTATGCCACCAACCAGGATTTCAATATCCTTGCCGATACGATGCTCACCGCCATTGGGCGCGGTGGGACAGGGGCCAAACGTGCAATGGCGGCTTTGCAGATTTCAACCGAGGATTATGAAAAAGCGGTGAAGCAGACAGGCAATACCATTGATGCAGTGATGAAATTGGCCACTGAGTCGATCGAAAAAAACAAAGGGGCAATGGACAGTACATTCCATTCGATCGAAAGCAATACAGCCGCATGGGAAAACCTCAAAATAAAAATAGGTGAAATGCTGAACAAATCCGGAATTTTGAATACGGCATTGAAAGGCACATCCACCATTATGCAGGTATTGGCATCGGATAATATTTCCATGTGGCAAAAATTGATCGCGTTGCAAGGAGGTTATTTTGGTGTATTGGCGGCAAAAAAAATTGACGAGCTTAAAAATCTGCAACTGGAAAATGCCGAACATGAAAAAACAGCCGCCATACAATCAACGATAAACCAATATTTCAATGAAGGTTGGACAAGCGTGGATGCCTTCGGCAAAGCAATAGAACAGAATGTAAACAAGGAACAGATACTCGCTGGGATAACTCAAAAACTTTCAGAATCAAAAATAGAGGCCATAAAGAACGAAGCCTATTATGAAGGGCTGATCAAGCAACTGAAAGAGGATGAAAAAAATCTTTTGGGGGCTGACCTTTCGGCCAATCAACAAAAGCAGGAAATCTACCAAAAGCAACTGGAGACTTTGCAGAACCAGTTCGCTGTACAACGTGACATGGCACAAAGTGCCACTATCGGCAAGATGGGTAATTATGATGCATCTGTCAAAGGACTTGGTACTGCAGGAATGCCAATACCACCATCCGAACAGTTCGACAAGGCAACAGCTGCCATAGAAAAATCAAAGGAGGCACTGGACTCTTTGACGAAAAGCGCACCGCAATACACGAACGCTTACCATCAGATTTTCGATAGTGAAAAAATACAACAGTTCAACCAGGTACTTACGCAAGGCATGAAGAGCATGGTATCCACTCTTGCCGAAGGACTTGGAGAGATGGCCGTCAATGCCGAATCGGGAAGCCAATTGTTTTCTGCATTGCTAAACGGTGTGGCCGGAATGATCCAACAACTTGGGGAACTGGCAATAGCGGCAGGTACAGGCATAGCGGCCATAGACGAATCTTTGACTTCATTGAACCCTGCTGTTGCGATAGCCGCAGGTATAGCCTTGGTCGCATTGTCCGGGGCTATAAGGGGAGCAGCAAAAAGCATAGGATCGCACAGCGGCAGCGGGACAGGCATTTCATCATCTCGTTCAATAGGGACGAACATTTCGCGCAGCAGTGTGTCATCGCAGCCGATGGTTT